TCATAAAAATGCAGACATAACGGCAGAAAAAATATTTGGTAAAGCAGATTTTGTTAATACCGATTATATGCTAAGGATAGGTAAGTAATGTTCGGCCCTCATTTTTATCATCAGAAGGTTAGAAAATGCGTAGCAGCATTTGGTTCTCTATTTACGCAATTATACATACTTCGTAAAGATTCGTCTGGTGCAGTAATTAGTACTATAAGAGTACCATTAGCATATGCGCCTCGTGATAAGTACATAGAACGAATCCAAGGCATTCAAGATATACAAAGAGATGAGGCCGTTGCTCTTAAACTACCTCGTATGTCTTTTGAGATTACATCGTACATTTATGATGATACAAGACAATTACAAAAATTAAATAAAACATTTCATAATAATACAATTAGTGATGAAGGTTCTAAAAAAGATGTGGTTACAAGATCTGTACCATATAATATAACATTTTCTTTGACTATATACGCAAAAGCACAAGATGATGCATTACAAGTAGTAGAGCAGATTTTACCGTTCTTTAGTCCACAATATACATTGACTATGAAACCTTTTGATGATTATACTGATTTGTTAGAAGATATACCAATTACTTTACAAGGTGTTTCTTATCTTTCTGATTTTGAAGGACCATTACAAGATAGAAGTGTATTACAATATGTTTTAGACTTTGAAATGAAAACAGCTTTTTACGGTCCTATAGATGCCGGTAAAAGTGTTATACAAAAGTCTATTGTCAATTATGATTTAGATCAAGCAGATTCAGCTGGGTTTGCATTTAGTGTAGAATATACACCTAAATTCTTTAGTAGAACTCCTGACGATCCGTTATTTCCAGGTTATAATACAAAGTATGTTGGTGATAGCAGCTTATAGGTGAATTATGGATAGCGATAAGATTGCAAACGACTATGAATATTCTCGACAAACTTACTATGAGTTAATAGAGAAAGGCAAAGATGCCCTTGACTTGGCTATTGAGATTGCTCAACAGTCCGAGCATCCTCGTGCTATAGAAGTATTATCTGGCATGATTAAGAATGTCGGTGATGTAAACGATAAGCTTATGGACCTGAATAAGAAAAACAAAGATATTAATAAAAATGATGACATACCTATGAAAGCTGAAGGCACAACAAATAATAATTTGTTTATTGGTTCTACAACTGATTTACAAAGGATGTTACAGGACGTAGATAAAATCGAAAAGCCTGCTAACAACGTTATTGATTTAACGCCTCGATTAAAAGATGAATGATGGTTACTTAGGGAACTCCAATGTTAAACGTGACGGTATTGTCACTTCATGGTCCCAAGCAGAAATACTAGAATATCAAAAGTGTATGCAAGATCCTATACACTTTGCGAGAGAATATTGTAAAGTTATTTCTCTTGACGAAGGCTTAGTTGACTTCGATTTATATCCTTATCAAGAGAAAATGTTCGAATACTTCAATGAGCATAGATTTAATATCGTATTGGCTTGTCGTCAGTCCGGTAAATCAATTTCATCTGTTGCATATATTCTATGGTTTGTTTTATTTCACTCAGAAAAAACAGTGGCTGTACTAGCTAACAAAGGCGCAACTGCCCGTGAGATGCTTGCACGTATTACTCTTATGTTAGAGAATCTGCCATTCTTCTTACAACCTGGTACAAAAGCTTTAAACAAAGGTTCATTAGAATTTTCGAATAATAGTAAGATCATTGCGGCAGCTACATCAGGCTCCTCTATTCGTGGTCTTTCTATTAACCTATTATTCTTAGACGAGTTTGCATTCGTTGAGAATGATGCACAATTTTTCACATCAACATATCCGGTGATTTCATCAGGTAAAGATACAAAAGTGATTATTACTTCTACCGCCAATGGTATAGGTAATGTCTTCCATAAAATTTGGGAGGGAGCACAACAAAAAACAAATCAGTTTCAACCGTTCAGAGTTGACTGGTGGGACGTACCCGGGCGTGATGATAAGTGGAAAGAAGAAACTATTGCCAATACTTCTCGATTGCAATTCGATCAAGAGTTTGGTAATACATTCTTTGGTACAGGTGATACGTTAATCAATGCTGAAACACTTATGAGTCTAAGAGCAAAGGACCCAATACAAGTAAAAGGTGATGCACTAATATATGAGGAGGTTGTACCTAAACACGAATATGTTGTAACGGTAGATGTTGCGAAGGGAAGAGGCCAGGACTATAGTACTTTTAATGTAGTCGACATTAGCACGAGGCCTTTTAAACAGGTTGCTGTTTATCGCAATAACCTTATCTCGCCTATTCTCTTCCCAGATTTTATTTATAAATTTGCAAAAGCCTACAATAATGCTTATGTGGTTGTAGAGGCAAATGATGCTGGGCAAGTTGTATGTAACGGATTATACCATGAGTTAGAATATGAAAACTTTCATGTTGAATCAGCGATTAAATCTACTGGTTTAGGCATTGAGATGACACGTAAGGTTAAACGTATTGGTTGCTCATCATTTAAAGATTTGCTAGAAAATAATAAACTAGAGATCGTTGATCAACAAACTATATTAGAAATATCTACGTTTGAGGCAAAAGGTCAATCATACGAAGCATCACAAGGTAATCATGATGACTTAGTGATGAATCTAGTGCTGTTTGGTTATTTTGCAGGCACTAATTACTTTGGCGAATTGACAGATATTAATTTAAAAGAAATGTTATTCGACCAAAGGATGAAAGAAATAGAAGCAGATGTATTGCCATTTGGTTTTGTGGATGATGGCTTACCACATGTACCAGTAATAGATGAAGATAGACGACATTGGCAGATAGAAGAGAGGCCAGATCTAGACTTTTAATAAGTTATAAATAAGAACATAGTGAAAACCCGCCGTATTATGACAGATCTTATTATTTAAAAAGGAAAAAACACATGGCACTTGGAGTACCTTCATCAAGTCCTGCCGTAGTAATCAAAGAGATTGATGCTAGTACAAGTATTCGTACTGCTAGCACTACAATCGGTGGTACGGTAGGTAATTTCCGTTGGGGACCAGTAGGAGTACCGATGACTGTTGCAACTGAAACAGAATTGGTATCAACCTTTGCGTCACCTGACGATGCAAACTCCGTAGAATTTCATAGTGCAGCATATTATTTACGATATGCTGATAACTTAAAAGTTGTACGGACCACAGACGCTAACGCAAAAAACGCTCATAACGCGGATTCTGCGGTAGCACCAACAATTAACAATTCAACATCTTGGGATGCTCAAGAAGCAACTTTAGCAGACTCAGATCATACATTCATCGCTAAATATCCCGGAGCATTAGGAAACTCACTTAAAGTAGAAGTTTGCTTAGCCGACTCAGCTGAGTTTGCTACATGGGGCGCGCGAACTGAATTTGATACTCATCCTGGAACATCAGCCACTGCTACTGCAGAGGGAGCAACTAATGACGAAGTTCACGTTGCTGTTATAGATATGAACGGTGAGTTCGGTGATAAGGGAGCTGTTCTAGAAACATTCCCATTTGCATCACTTGCAACAAATTCTAAAAAATCAGATGGATCTAGTAACTATATTAAAGATGTAGTTAACGCAGGATCTAAATATGTTTGGATGAGTGGATTCGGAGCAGCTGGCACTTTTGATGCTGATGCTGGAACAGCGGCAACTAGCGGTAAAAACTTTTTACCTGTGAGTACGTCAACCGTTGTATTAGCGTTCAGTGGTGGTGTAAGTCCTGCGGCCTCAACAGCAGGTGGTATGGTAACAGCATTCGATCAGCTAGAAGACGAAGATACCATTGATGTTGATATCTTATTTGCAAATAGTTTATCTGCTAGAACAGATCACGTAACAGTTGCCGCTGATATTACAGCTACAGCTGAAGCACGCAAAGATTGTGTGGCCGTTGTATCGCCTGCTAGATCAGACATAGTTGGTGTATCAGATCCAGCTACGATGGTAAGCAACACAGTCAAAACACTAGCAGTAGCCAATATGGGTAGTAGCTCATATAGGGTTTGCGATAGTAATTTTTTAAAGGTGTATGATAAGTATAATGACAAGTATATCATGATACCTGCCGCATCTTCAACAGCCGGAATCATGGCCGCAACAGATAATAATGCTGCTCCATGGGTATCACCTGCTGGAACAAGGCGTGGTAATTATCTTGGTATCACATCATTAGCTTTCTCACCAACAAAAGCTCAAAGAGATACACTCTACAAAGCAAATATCAACCCTGTTGCAAGTATTCCTGGTCAAGGGATTCTACTATACGGTGATAAAACACATCTAAGCAGACCATCTGCTTTTGATCGTATTAACGTACGAAGATTGTTTATATCTTTAGAAAAAGCAATTGGTGAATTTGCTAAAGCTTCTCTCTTTGAACTGAATGACGAGTTTACTCGAGCTGAATTTACAAATAATGTAGAACCTTTACTTCGTGAGATTAAAGGTAGACGTGGTCTTACAGACTTTAAAGTAGTCTGTGATGAGACAAACAATACCGCTTCAGTAATTGACAGAAATGAATTTGTGGCATCTATCTTCATTAAGCCAGCACGTTCAATAAACTTCATAACATTGAATTTTATTGCGACCCGAACGGGTGCTGACTTTGAAGAAGTAGTTGGCATATAGTAGCGGTAAGGAGAAAACAAAATGGCTATTCTAGGAGTAGATGATTTTAAAGCAAAGATACGTGGCGGTGGCGCACGTGCCAATCTATTTAAAGCTACAATTAACTTTCCAGGTTATGCAGGTGGTGATGTTGAAATGACATCCTTCATGTGTAAGGGTGCTCAATTACCAGCTGGTAATATCGATCCTGTGATCGTACCGTTTAGAGGTCGTAACTTGCAAGTTGCAGGTGAACGAACATTCGAGGCATGGACAGTAACAGTAATTAATGATACTGACTTTAATGTACGTGATGCAATGGAAAGATGGATGAACGGTATTAACGGACATACAACAAATGTTGGTCTAGTTAATCCTACCGATTATCAAGCTGACTTAATTGTAGAACAATTAGATAGAGATGGTACAACGGTTAAGCGATATGATTTTAGAGGTGCATTCCCTAATAATATCGGCGAGATCGATCTAAATTATGATACAACAGGCGTGATTGAGGAATTCCCAGTTACGTTCACGTATCAGTATTGGGAGTCAAATACCACTTCGTAAGGAGTTATAAATAATATGTGAAGGGCCGAAAGGCCCTTTGCTAAACTATTTTT